TACCTTAATTTACTATGTACAGCATCCTTAATGCTATTGTAGTCGCTGTAGTTGGATCCGTCAAGGCTGTTATCGTCAAATACTTCAGAAAATCCAGACCTTTCAAGAATTTTGTTTTTGATTTCTAGCTGGCGCTTCTCTCTTTGAATACGACGAAGAAAAGCATAGTGAATAATTTGAGTGAAGTATGCAAAAGGATTTTGAGACTTCTCTGGATTGAAGTTATGAATGTACTGAACACAATTTTCAATACCATCAGAAATCATATCCTCCTTGAACATATAATTCACGAAGTTTGGTTTGAAGGATAAGTGATTAGCAATTTTCAGAAAACACTCTCCAATGTATCGTGGAATAGGAGGCTTTGGTTTTCCTTGAATCTCTGCAATTTCTTTATCTTCACGATATTTAATTAAAGCAGCAAGAAACTCTTTGTTATTGACATAATGCTCTGACCTTTTTCTTTTGGTCATAATTGCTGTGGTTATCATAAATTCTTATCATTATTATGTAGATATTATAACACTTTCATATGTGCTTGACAAGGTGTTTAAAAGTGTGTACAATAACCTTTGTCAGGGTTAAAAGGATTGTATTAACTACTTTTAAAGATCTTTTCCAATATTTCTTTAGCATCATTGACATTTGCTAGGTATCCCATTTTACGACTAATTTTAGAAGAATTACCTTTTTTTGATGATTGCCTGATATAATTTTGATATAAGATAATCATTTCAATATCAGAAGATTCTGTCATTGTAATCACATCTTCTAAATTTATAATTAATAGATCTTCACTTGTTGTTTTCAACCATGGTTCTATTTTATATCCCACTACTTCAAGTTTATTATTTTTAATTTCAGATATAATTACAGGATTTGAAACTAGCAGCATAGTTCGATCTTCTTCTTCAGAAGCTGCTACTTTTGCGAAGATTTCCTCTCCGGTTTTCAATTTAACTGTTGCATAAAAATCTTCTTCTATCATTGCTTTAATTGAATTGTAATTATTTCATAATTAAAATTCTCTTCGTTATAAATTTTAATTCTTTCAATAAGATGATTTAGAGTATAATTTTTTCTTGACTTATATGTACAATCATCAGCAATATCATATAAAGTTGCTTTTACTTTATCTTTTCCTTTTCTAAGAACTCGTCCAATACTTTGAAGATTACGGATTCTTGATTTACTTGGAGAGGCAAAGATAACATTATGGAGGTTTTTAATGTTGATACCAGTAGAAAAAGTTCCATAAGAAGCAACAATAATTGCGTTGTTTTCTCTTTCCGTAATCTCTCTAACTAATTCTCTTTCTTCAGTATCCACTCCACCATGTACAAAAAATACTTTATGGTCATCTCGCTTATTATTATTTATCTTTTCGTAGAGTATTGCCCCATGTGCTTCTACTCTGGAAAAAAGAATTAATGTGTTTCCTTTTAAATCTAAAGCAAGATTTTGAATAAACTTATTTCTCCTCTCATGAGATATTAAATATTGAATTTCATCTTCATAAGTTTCAAATTTTTGTGGGGAATGTTTAAGTACAAGACAACGAATATCAAGTTGTGATAAGTGGCCTTGTCTCATTAATTCATCAGTTTTTGTAACTTTATATGAAGGACCAAATAATCCTTCAAGTACCCACTTATGAGTTTGTGTTCCATCTAAAGTTCCAGTAAAACCAAAACGATATTTTGCGTGATGAAGTTTAGTCATAATTTGTATTAATGACTTACTCTTGAATAAATGTGCTTCATCACCTATAATGACACCATACTCTTCAAAAAATGAACGTTCTAGTTTATATACAGATTGCCAAGTTGTAATTGTAACTGAATATTCATTTGTTCTTTCTCTTCCCGAATATATTCGGTGGCAATATGTCTCAGCATCCCAACCATAATCCTGAAAATCTTTATACATTTGCTCTACCAAGCTTGTCGTGGGAACAACTAAAAGTATTTTTTCGTTCCTATCAACATAGTATCGCACTAACGAATAAATCATCAGAGATTTGCCTGATGCAGTGGGACTTATCAATAGCTTTCGATTATGTCTTAGAGCATCGTATACTCCCTCTACTTGATATGAACGAGGAGTATGAACGCAAATAGATTGCATATAACCTTTAACACCTTCTAGAGATATTTCTTCATTAATCTCAAAAGGTTGTCCGTAGAATTTATTCTCTTCAAACTCATAAGTATAATTATATTGCTTACAAAAAGAAACAATTTTGTCTAACAATCCAACATAGATTTGTTTGGATCTCATATCATATAAATGAATTTCTCCATTCCAATTTCTGCCACGATATTGTGGCATAAATTTTGCATTTGGAACATCAAATTTAAAGTGATCTTTCAACTCATATTCAATATGAGGTTCTGTTTTAATTTTAAGAAATACTTCGTTTGATTTTGATATTACAAGATTTGCTGCTTTATCACTCACATATCTTCATTCATCTGTGAATATTTATTTACCCCAGTCCAGCATTAAATCTCATAAATTCAATTGAATTTTTAATTTGATATGTTCTGTTTTGTATCATTTTAAGAATGCTTTCAATGTAAGTAAGCATTGTATCGTAGTAGTCTATTTTTAAACACACAGATGAAAGTTTTTCATCTGCATCAAGATACTTTTGCATAGTATCTTTATCACGGATCTTTTTGGGAAAAGGATTTTCTGCATAAACTTCTGGATCTGATTTTCCGGAATAATATTCATAACGTTCGTGTCGAATATTTCTTTTTTGTTGCTCTGCTTTTTTTCTCAAAAGAAAAATCGTATTATACAAATCAAAATATTTTGCGTGAAGAACTGGAATATTCAAAGACTCGGTATGTAAATTATCCGGATCTATTTTTGAATCTTTTTCCCACATTTCTTGAATTTTATCAAGATCAATGCTCATAGTGGATTTCCACTCAAATCAAGTATGTTGTAGATAGTATACTTGAAACCTACGTCTGCTGTAAAGTATTGAATATCTGTTTGAGTTGCGTCAAATGTAAGAGTGCTCAAACTATATGGAAATAAATCATTAAATTTTATTTGAAAATTTGCAATTTGACTACTTTTTAAAATTTGTAGAGTTGCATCAGAATATATGTTTAAACCCTTTTGTACATAATTTGCTCCACCATACGCATCAGAATTATTCAAGTCTGAAAATTGACTTAGTTTTTCTGGATATCCTAGTCCACGAATCCAATTTTGAATCGTATTATAATTTTCCAAATCTTCATCAACCAAAAATTTTATATTGAAATCTCCAAAAACAATTTTATCTCCAGGAATATCAATATCCTTTAAATATGATGGTTGATTTGCAATGCCTAAAGTAATATCTGGAATATTTGCTTCGTTGCAAAAAAATGATACTTTTGGAAATCTTGTTAATGTAAATTTAAATCCTGTTGGTGATAAAAAATTTCTATTTTCTATCTGAGAATCTCTTGCCATTTTTTTAAATATTTAGATAAAAAAAGAGGGTCCGAAGACCCTCTGAATAAACAATGTGATATTAAATCACATTAAGTTCTTAACAGCAACTCTACGATAATATCTGTTCGCATTGAGTTGTAATCTTCCAAGACCCTGAGTGGTTCCTTCTGCAAATGGGTTAGCAACAAGACCATAACGGGTCTTAAAGCCAATTTTTGGTTGGAAGGAGTTCTCACCAACGGCACGAACCATTTGGAGAGGAACGTATGGGCAATAGAAGAGACCTGCATCGTATGGGCTAACACCTTTGTAACCAACAACATAGTACTGATTACCTGGAGTTCCGTTAGCAGAAGTCAGGTTAGCAGCATATGGATCAATGTAGACACGGAATTTACCCATCAGAGTACCAGCAAAAGTATTGCCGGTGTCATCGACTGAAAGGTTAGCATTGAGTGCGGGGGTGTAATCAAGAACACCAGCCATTGTCAATGCAGAGGCAACGTCAGCTGAGCACATAATGATGTTGCCCTTCCCTCTACGAGTTCTCTGAGCAATTGCGTTCGCATCTCTTTCGATTTGGAACAGCAGACCCTTGAACTTCTCAACACTCCAACGTCCGTTTGAATCGATATCGAGGTCGAAGATTCCAGGAGTTGCAACGTTTTGAACAGCACCTTGCTCAGCAACCTTATAAATGGTTCTGATAACTTCACGGTTGATTTCAGCAAGAATCTCAGTTGAAAGAATGTTTGCTAATTCCGCTTCTGCATTTAAACCGTGGATTGCCTTGAGGTCCTGAGCAAGCTCAAGTGAGTACTCAGCCTTCAGAGCACGTGACTTTGCAGTAACAGTGACTTTCTCGATCGAGAATGCCATCTGATTGAAGGCATCAGTGCTGTTGCCATCAAGATTTTCAGCATCTCCAGTTGCCATTCCCTGACCAACGTTATATGGTGAAGGATTGGTTGTAGCAGTGCCAACTGGATTTAGAACTGAAGGATTGGAACCTGACTGCGCAGTAGTACCAAAACCAACAGCACCATCAGAAAATCCTGCGGGTTCATCAAGTCCTGCATCTTGTCCCGAGAATGCAGTATCTACTTCATTGTAGAATGCTTCAGTGCCACTCTGATTAGTGTAACGTGAACGCATTGCAAAAATGAGTCCAGTTGGACCACTCATTGGTTGAACACCAGCAAGGTCATAAGCGACCAAGTTTGGCATTGAACGGCGAATGAGGGAAATTAGAACAGGATCGAAACCTGCAGTAGGACCGCCAGGAGCAGCAGTACCACCAAAACCACCAGAACCACCAGCAACATTTGCACTATTGGTTGGAGATTCCATTAAGTTGGATAAATTTCCAACTTGGAATGCTTGCTCTTCTCTTAAAAATTTTTCTTGATTTTCTAACAGGACAGCAGTTACAGCTCTACGATGAGAATCTTTGATTGGATCAAGACCCTGATAATCTAAGAGAGGTGCCCACTTTTCCTGCAGATGTTCTGAATGAAACATTTGCTTTTACCTTTTACTAAAGTGTGTTTTTGTGTTTGAATTATATTAAATTCAATTATTTGCGAAATGCTGAAAGAGTCTTCAAATATGCGGACATTGTTCCAGAAATGGTTTCTGGGGAACTATCTACACTTTCAGACAATGTTTCAGTTTTTGCATTAGGAGAAACTACTCTTGAGGGGAAATATGATTCCCTTAAAGTCTCCAGTTTTTCACGATAATCGGATTCACTTTCAAACTCAACACTTTCGGCAAGTGAAGCGAGCTTGTCTTTCTGAGTGTCTGCAAGACCATCAGAGACTTTTTCAAAGATTCCTTCTGCAACCGACTCTGCGAGACGTTTGTTTAGGGAAACATTTTTCTCAATTTGCTCGTTGAGTTTTGTTTCCATTTCATCAAGTTTTTCTACCATACTCTCAAGAACATCATATTTATCTTCAGGGATTGATACATAATGTGCTTCAAAAAGATTTTTCATGCCAGAGAGGAAAGATTCGGTCATTTCAGTCTTAAGACCGTTTTCAATGACGAGTGAATTTTCTTGCATCCACTCATCAGCAACATACTCTAAATAAGCGTCAACACGATCACTGAGGATTGATTTAATTTCTTCAACTTCCTCAGCAAGAGCAACTGCATACTCTTCTTCAAGTGCTTCTTTGATTTCCCCAACCTTAGAACGGAGAGCAGCTTCAAAGATTGTACGTGCTTTTTCTTGGAATTCTTCAGAAAGATCTTCACCAGATAGAAGAGCATTTACATCTTCTTCAATACCAAAAGATTCTTCCATTTCTTCCTCATCTTCATCTTCATCTTCATCTTCTTTTTCCTCATCTTCTTCTTTTTTGTGTTTTGATTCCGAAACTACTTCTTCATCTTCGAGTTCTTCCTCTTCTTCGGTTTCTTCTTCGATCAGATTTTCATCTTCTAGATCTTCTTCTTCTTTCATTCCTTTCATTTCATCAGCTGATTTAGCTCCTTTATTAACAACATCCT